TTAGAGAACCAGCGTGTTTTCTTTTATATTTTTATGACAAGTAGGGTGTACCAATGTTTTTATTGGTTTATGGTCTTTCACGGTTTGATGAACTCGGAAATCTGTTTCCTTGGTGATTTTCAATTCGCAAACTGGACAAATCCCTTTTTGTTTATAATATAGTCCGTTAATCACACGTCTTCCTTTTAGTTCTTGTCGCATTTGCTTTTCTTGACGTTCCTCAAAATACGGTTGCCATTGTTCATCAAATGGGTTTGCTTCCGCCTTAATTTTAATATGTCGGCGAATATCAGTATCAGAAGCATATTTCAAGCGAAGATAGAATGGTTCGCCATTTTCCATTGTATCAGCAGTTGGAACACTAAAAATCCAACTACGGCTACCAAAAGTATGGAAATATTTATTAGCAACCCACCTTCTCCCCTTTTTAGGATGTCTTCGGACACACCACTGCCATAGACATTGATAGATATCAAAATCAAGTCTTTGAAATGATTCTGATGAAACGTTGTGCTTTTGGTAGTTAACCCAACCTATGATAATAGGATTTAACTTACGGATTAACAGCTCCTGTTTCATCGACGGGTTGTTTTTGATAATATCCCTGATTTTCGAAACAATACTTTCGTAATTCTTTTTGGAAGGTTTGGTTAGTAATTTTCCGTCGTACATTCTAATGTTTACGCCCAGAAAATCAAAGCCATCCGTGATATGACTTATCAACGTTTTTTCTTCCGATAACTCCAAGCCACGTTCTTTCAAGAACTCAATAATGACTGGTTTAACCTCATTTTCCAATAGTTCCTTACTGACACCAGTAACAATAAAGTCATCCGCATACCTAACAAAATTAATTTTTGGTGTATAGACTTGACCATTAACCTTTTTCTTTCTAAATGTCGTTGAAAGTTTTCTCTCTAGACCATCTAGTACCATATTTGAAATGATTGGTGAAATTGGTGACCCTTGAGGGCTTCCAAACTCTGTTGGAGATAACTTTCCATTTTCGATATAACCACTTTTCAACCATTTTCCAAGTATTGTCTTGTTCATTGGAATGTGTTTCATTATCCACTCGTGACTGATATTATCAAAACATCCTTTAATGTCACCTTCTAAAACCCACTTAGCAGATTTTTGCTTACTCAAAGCTGAGAAACATTGTTCAATAGCATCCTGAGTACTTCTTTTGGGTCTAAAGCCATAAGAATTTGGGTCTGCTGTTGTTTCTGCAATAGGTTCTAAAGCGAACTTAAATAATGTCTGCATTGCTCTATCTGTCATCGTTGGAATACTGAGGGGTCTTTTCTTACCATTTTTCTTAGGAATATAAATCCGTCTTAGTGGTTTTGGACGATAGCCTTTGACCTTTAATTTCTTGATTGCTTGATATTTAGCGTTAGGTGTTAGCCATAACTCTTTATCAACGCCACTTGTCTTTTTACCTTGATTTTCAGTGACACGTTTCACTGCCAAGGCTTTTGCATAGAATGAAGTCGTTAGTAAATGTTGAAGTGATTTCACTCGGTTGAATTTACCCAACTTCCACGCTTTCACAATACGCATTTGTAGTTTTTTAACACAGATTTCAGCTTTCACGAAATCAATATTTTCCCAACTGTTGGCTATGTTAGTAGTAGCACACATTTTACTGTTCATTTGCTTTCTCCTTTCAAAAATTCTACAAGTTCTCTTGTGATTAGAAACCGAATGGAAGTCTGCACTCTTTCAAGTTGAGGCAAATCTTGAACCTCTATCCATCTCATTACAAGATGGCATTCGCTTTTTCCATTTTCCTATACCTGCACTGTTATCAGCATTTCTTACGATTTGCCTTGCTAGAAGCAACAATACAGGCTTACCATGTTCCGCTTAATGAACAAAATGATAGGTTAGGCTCCACCTCTCTGCCGGCAGTCATTTGTCCGTGTAACCCTACTATGGAAAGGGTTAACCGACTGCACACCTTTTGGTTCAGGCTTATCAGCAACTTTAGCCTGTTCAACTTAACGACATTTAACAGTGGTTCACATTTGTTAGCCATACTATCAAGCCTAGCTCCCTAACCGCTTTGTTGCTAGCAGTATCGGTCTCTCCTCACGGTTCGACTTTAAAGTAGGGCTACCTTACGTATCAGCTTACCACATGGCGAACATGCAGTTGATACTTGGCTCAACTAACGGAATAGTTGGTCTGGTCATCATGCCAGACAGTTCAATTAAGCGACTTCATGTCGCACCCATATTTAATTATCAATCCTTTTTTTTCTTCTCTTGTCATGTTAGGAAAATGGGCTTTTTCACTATCCGTCATGTGTTCCAAAATATATTCAGCAATCGCTTTTAATTCTTCAATACTCCTCATGCGGATACCTCACTTAAATAAGTTTCTAATTCCCCTGTGTCTTTCTTTGAACATGGTAAACCGTTAACGGCTCTAAAGACAATCTCTGTGGTTCGTTGATAGTCTAAAGCGTCCCATGCTTCTTCAAAGCTGGTGGCACTTTTTCTGAATGTAGTCGTATACTCTGCCATTACATTAGCAATAATCACCCAAGCAATATGTTGGTTATATAGTCGAGTGAAATAGGCTTCTGCTTTATCTTTGCTGAGTTGGCGATTTTTGAACATTTCTCGCTGTTCGGGAGTGTATCTATCTTTTGAAAAAGGATTTGTTTCTACTCTATATTTCATTATGTTTTTTCTCACTTAATTATTATTTTCTGTGTAGTTGCTTGTTTCTTATACTAGGTTCATGCTAGTTTTAAGGGGTAGCTCCCTACGTATGGTCAAAATAGCTTCAATATGCTATAATTTAAGACATAAAACCCCTTTAATAATAGCTTGCCTGCTTTATTAATTGAGTTTAGTTATACTAATTAAAGGCTTGGAAGTTTGGTCGCTGTCAAAGCCTTTTTTTGTTGCTCTCACGCGCCTTGTAGCGTGTTTTTTAATGCCATTGTCTTAATATCTTGATAGGTAAAATTAAGATTGATAAGAGCGATTGCCATATCTTCCAAAGCTTGGTATCTCACTAGCTCCTTACTAGTTAGGCTATCAATGCCTGTCAGACCTCCACGTTGGGCCACTAGCTGGCGTTTATTCAATCCGCTGGCACCTTTAAGCAATAGGTTTGTAACCGTGCTGTGCGCGTGTTTAGGGGCTTGCTCCCAGTTCTCTATACTGTCATGTAAGGTTTTACGTTTCGGCTTTTCTAGAGCCCTCTGATAGCGAAACTCTGCCACCTCGTCTCGCATTTCAAAGAATGCTGTAACTAGGGTTTCTTTGAACTGTGCTACCTGCTCGGTATTCTTTAAGAATGTGATCAGCAAGGTTGCTTGTTGTTCGTTCAGAATATAATCTTTTGTCTGTTGGCCACTTTCTGAAGCTTGGATTTTAAATCCAACCTTACCCAGTCGCTTCTAAAAGGTAACGCATGGTCACGCAGAGTTACGCAAAATTTTCCATGTTGCGTAACCCACTCAATCCCTTTAGTACCAACCGATTTCAGCCTTTATTCAAGAAAGGTTACGCAGTAACAAACAATAAGTCTAATTAATGATTTATTAATTATTTATTTATATATAGGGGTAGGGTAGGGTGATTTTGCGTTACTGCGTAACCATCCTTCTCTAATGCTCTATATATCAACGTTTTAGAGGTTACGTAGTAAAAAAGGAGGTGCGTTACCTTATGTACCACACAACAGCACTTTCATTCTTAATCCTTTTTATGCTTATCAATCAGCTTTCTAACTGAAATAATGTCAATTTCAGCATGTTCAGCTATGATGTCGTGTGTGGTGTAAGGCTCTTTCTTACCGTCCAAGTAAACTAGGTTCATGGTAATTCTCCTTTATTCATAGAGTTCCGTTAGTTCTTTAAAATACTGATCAGGAATTTCATCCATAGCCACTTGTTGTAATTGAATGGCCTTTAAACGATTGGTGTCGCTAGCAGTCGGTTTATTAATAATTTCAGCCGTTGCCTGTACTTGCCTGAAATACTCTTCAAGCTTAAGTTGCCTTCCTGCGGAAACTTCTTCGGATATGGCTTTTCTGTTATTGATAATTTCAAAGGTATCAATTTCACCGTTTGCCATGGTGTAATCAATGTTATTTCGATACCGCCAAGCTGCCAGCCTAAGCTTGATGTCTTTTTCAGACCAATCGGGGAGCCGTTCAGCAATCAGCTCTAGGCTCATTGTTCCTGTATCGTCAAATATCTGATGTAATAAATCTTGGGTAAATGGTGTTCTGGCCATTTTTATTTACCTACCTTTCTTAATGGGTTGCTCTACTGTAAATAGCGTTTGAAACACTGATACCAAGGTCAAATTTATCCTTGATTACCATAAGTTCAACGGTATCATCTAATAACTGCTCTCTATCTTTTAACATTTGTTCAGTCATTTGAGATTTGCTAATCATCTTTGGTAATCCATACTTATTAGATACCGCTTTATTGGCAATCGTGTTGGCTTTGATAAGGTCAGTCTGTTTAACCTGTTCTAAGCCATTAACCAGTCTATTCATTGCCTGCTTCTGATGTTCTTTATCTAACATTCTAAACACTTGGAAGCCCTCTAGGCCTGTGCTTTGGCGTAGTTGTTTGATAATCTCAAATACCCATTCTTGGAAAGCTTCCGCCTCAGGTTTTCGACTTTTGAATACTAATCTGTAAATATCTTTTTCATTGATAATAGAAAGCTCTTGCTCCCCACCTTTTGTAAGGGTCTTACTTTTAGTAACCCCCTTTAGAGTCGATATAGCTCTTGACGGTTGTTTTAATCCCAAAGCATTTGTAATATCCTTGGCAACAGCCCACCATTCGCCTTGGTGCTCTACAAATCGGATAGTATATCCGTTCCATGTTTCTGTTCTCAATAAGTTGTCCTTTCTTTAATCTTCTAACTGTAAAATAATTCATCAATGGTTATATCTGGTTTGATTTCTGAGACCATTGACTTAATTGCTAGTCGCTCTTTGTCATTAAAAGCGTTCTTACCCGTCTCTTTATTGTTGTAAGACTGTAAAGAAATATTCAGCTTGTCCGCCATGTCTTTCTGGGTCAGTCCTAGCATAACTCGGTAGCCTTTTAGTTTGCTCATGGTGTTCCTCCTTTTTTTAATAATGCCCCTCCCGTGAAAAGGTTGAAAGTGTGAAAGGTCGTGGAGGGCTTGATATAGTTTTCTATATCTTGAGTTTGATTATATATAGTTTTTTATTCTTTGTCAACAATTTTTTTGAAAAAAGTATAGTTTTCTTTGCTTTTTGTTAAAATCATGGTTATAATTATCTTTGAAAGGTGTGTTATTTTATGAATAAGTTGAAAGAATTACGCAAAGAAAAAGGACTAACTCAAGTAGAGTTAGCTCATGAAATTGGTACAACAAAATTAACTGTTTCAAATTGGGAAAATGAAAAGCACGTCATCAAATCAGACAAAGCCCAAGCGCTCGCTGATTATTTTGGGGTGTCTGTTGGGTATCTGTTGGGGTATGCTACGGTAGATGACGTCATGGAACTTACTGCAAAGGTTATGACAAATCAAATAAGACTAGAGGATATTTCAGATAAAAATACTCGAAAAGCTGTTAGCGACTATATAGAACTTAATAAAGGTTTAGAACCAAATCAACCTTTTAAAACTGATTACTCTATGTTGAATGCAATTGAAAAAATAAACGACATAAAACTGGTAGATGAGATGATGACCGATTCCATGCTTGCTAACAGGGTATTGGATAGATTACGAAGCTATATGATGGAAAGTGGGATAATCTCCCCTGATTCATATAATTGGGAGATAGAACGTGTTATGACTTGGTTAATAGATTTTAATGACGAGTTGTTTAAGCGAAAAGTGAGTTTGTCTGGTGGTAAAATTAGTTCCCCATATAGTCAGGATTATCGGAACAATGATTTGTATAAAACCGATAATGATAGCTAACTCCATTGGACTTCGTTAACCCACGCGCCAGTATTTTCAAGGGTTTTATCTATATAAATAAAACCATGGTATCTGTATTTAAAAGCTTTATACAAAGGAGAAAAATTTATGCCAAGAAAAGTAAATAAAGTAATTTATGTTCTATTAGCTCTGTTTTTAGGTGAATTTGGCTTACATAAATTTTATGCCGGTAAAACAGGAACAGGAATCCTATACCTTATTTTCTGTTGGACATTTATCCCTGGATTCATTGGAGTTGTTGAAGGAATCTTAGCAATCCTAAAACCAGCCGATCAAGATGGAAATTTCTATATATAAAGAATTATTATCTTCCACAGCTTTTACTGTATTCCGTATCTGAAAAAGATTCACGCTAATTCAGCAATCAAGCTGTTCTTACTTTTGGTTATCTGGTAGGGTGGCAATAAGGTAGAGAGCTTCTGTTCCGATATTTCCCAACGTCGGGAAATTTGGTAATTCATGAGCTATTTTCATCATTCACTTTGCAAAAGTATAATCGATTTCCAACTTATGCAACTACTCCTCCAATAAAAGCAATGGCAGTTAGAAACGTTTGTCTCTTTAATGATGTGATAATTTAGTATTCTTATCTTCGGGGAGGGGGGTCGTGTGAGAAAAAAAGCAAATATTTGGACAGCTAACCCTTCCCACCGGTTTCAAAACTGGGATTGAACAACATTTTTTAATGATGGGGGGTAACCTTAAAGATACTAAATTAGAAAAAATTCTGAAAACTTGTGGTTAAGTATTTTGTTGATGTTAATAAAATTGTACGGTTTGATTTTGGAGTGCGTGAAATATCTTGAGATTACCTTAGCTTATGTAACACGAAAGGGTTATAATATAGGCTTTTCGATAGAAAAATATCTTGAGATTATCTTTTTGAAAGGAACAATAAATATGAATATTAACCTTCTTGAAGGAATTGAAATTGAATATAAGTCCGCTGACCTTGCTAAAACCTTATCGCTTTTATAGGAGTAATACTCATGGATATTTTTAGTGAAGAATTTAAAAATGAACTTCGATTAATTGTGAAAGATACCGTTTCTGATATAGTCATAAAAGCCATAAAAAATGGATCTTTTAATTCTACCTTTACGATTGACGTTGCTAATGACGCTTTTTTATCTCAAAAGTTTTGCATGTCAAAAAGTTCTGTTGGAACTATTAGAAGAGAGATGAGAGATTTCCCTAGTTACACGAAGTTTCTTAGAAATGGCGGATCTCTTGTAACTGTCAAAGGTTTTGATGAATACCTGCAATATCGCGGTAGCTGGGAATGGAAGAAATAAAAAGCTAAATTAAGAACGAAAAAAAGGACTCGTTAAGGTCCTAAAAATTAGAAAGGAAATATATGGAGAATTTAAGTACGAGGTTAGTTGATAAAAGTATTGAAGCTTTTATTATGGGACTTGAAATATACAATAAACCAACGATAAAGTACCGAATTGAGGGCTTTAGTTTCTTTATTTGTAATGCTTGGGAATTGATGCTTAAAGCTGAAATGTTAAATCGTAATCAATCTATCTATTTTAAGGATAATCCTGATAGAACACTAAGCTTAGAAGGTGTTATAAAAAAATATACTCGGACGACAGCACTAGAATTCGACTTAATCTTGAGCGCATTATTGAACTAAGGAATATTAGTACTCACTACATAACAGAAGATTATGAATTAAAGTATGCTCCACTTTTCCAAGCTTGTGTACTTAACTATGTCAATGAACTTCAACGATTTCATTCAAGAGATGTTACAAAGGCCATTTCCCAAAATTTTTTAACTATCACTGCAACTTACGAACCATTATCTAACGAACAAATTAGATTAAAATATCCTGCGGAAATTGCTGAAAAATTCATCCAACAGGCAAATGCCATAGATGTCTTAGTGACAGAGTATAATTCTGATAAATTCGCTATTGGTGTTAAACAAAATCTTTATATTACTAAGAAAAAATCTGAAGCTGATTTTATAGTATCAATTGCAAATCAATCACCTTCTCAAGTTGCTATTTTAAAAGATTTGAAAGATCCATCAGAAACGCACAAGTATTCATATGCAAATATTATATCTGTTGTAAACGATAGACTAAATAAAAAGAATATTAAACTTAATTATAAATCTGGTTTTAATCAATATGTCCTAACATTAGTGATTGATTTCTATTCAATAAAGTCTGATGAAAAATATTCTTATTGCCATAAAATAGGTAAATCTGAACACTACACTTATTCTCAAAAATTCGTTGATTTTATTATCTCTGAAATAGAAAAAGACCCTCAACATTTTGTTGAAAGTCTGAAAAAATCTAAATAAAAAAGATAACCCCTGGCACATAGGAATGCTCAGCCCGAAGGCTTACCCCATTCTGGGACCCAGCGTTAATCCTTCACAAGTTATCTTTGTTAACTATATTATATCACGCACGTTCTAAATGTAAAGGATTTTGTTAGCTAACCAGTAAGCTAACTTTGTCAAAAACCCCTGAAAAACAGCTTTAAATCATCCATAATCGCATTTTAACCTTTAACCAGGTAATTTTTACCGACTTCTCCAAAACAAACGAAATAAGAGTCTTCTCGTAAGCTCTGGCATGATATAAACCTAAAATCCCTTTAATAATAGCTTGCCTGCTGATGGAAAGGTTTATGATCATGAAAATAACTGAAGTAAAAAAGAAAGATGGTACAGTAATTTATCGTGCCAGTATTTATCTTGGTACTGATAAAGTAACAGGTAAAAAAGTAACTACTAAAATAACAGGACGAACTAAGAAAGAAGTTAGAGAAAAAGCTAAGCAAGAAGCTGTCGAGTTTATAAAAAATGGTTCTACTCGCTTCAAAGCTACTTCCGTAACAAGTTATCAGGAACTTGCAACCTTATGGTGGGATAGTTACAAACATACCGTAAAATACAATACTCAGCTAGCTACTGAAAAGCTGTTAACCGTTCATGTCATACCAATTTTTGGAGCATATAAGCTTGATAAGTTAACGACACCACTTATACAGTCTATCATCAATAAACTAGCTGATAAAACTAATAAAGGAGAAAGAAAAGCTTACCTCCATTATGACAGAATACACGCGCTGAATAAACGTATACTACAGTATGGCGTTATCATGCAAGCTATACCATTCAACCCTGCGCGTGAGGTCATTCTCCCTCGCAACACTAAGAAAGCTAACACTAAAAGAGTAAAGCATTTCGAAAATGATGAACTAAGAACATTTTTCAACTACTTAAACAATCTAGATAAAAGTAAATACAGATACTTCTATGAAGTCACACTTTATAAGTTTTTATTAGCTACAGGTTGTCGCATTAATGAAGCGTTAGCTCTAAACTGGTCAGATATCGACTTGGATAATGCCGTTGTTCATGTCACAAAAACGCTAAATTACAAGCAAGAAATTAATAGTCCAAAGTCAAAGTCAAGCTATCGTGAAATTGACATAGATAATCAAACAGTTACAATGCTTAAGCAGTATAGACGACGACAGATTCAAGAAGCATGGAAGTTAGGGCGTTCAGAAACAGTGGTATTTTCTGATTTTATCCATAAGTACCCAAACAATAGAACCTTACAAACTCGATTAAGAACACATTTTAAAAGAGCAAATGTATCGAATATAGGCTTCCATGGTTTTCGTCACACTCACGCTAGTTTATTGCTGAACACAGGTATCCCCTACAAAGAACTCCAATATAGATTAGGGCACTCTACTCTATCTATGACTATGGATATTTATAGCCATTTATCAAAAGAGAATGCAAAAAAAGCTGTCTCATTCTTTGAAACAGCAATTAACTCAATATAG